TATACCTTTCCTTGACCCCCGCAGGAAGGATCGCTCTTATTGGCCTTCTGCGGATGCTGAACGAGAGTGTTGGGAGCTTATACGTTCGGTGCTTGAGGATAGCGCAATCGCCAAGGTCTTCCAAAATGGACTCTATGATATCGCCTTCCTCTGGCGAGCTTACGGCGTACGCGTCAACGGAGCCAGTCACGACACAATGCTCCTCCACCATGCCCTCCAGCCAGAATCCCTCAAAGGCCTAGGCTTCCTCGGCTCCCTCTACACCGACCACGGCGCTTGGAAGAATGAACATAAACAGGGTAAGACAATCAAGAGAGATGCATAACCATGTATAAAGTCTTAGTATGGCAAGACCGTGTTGCAGCAGGTAATAATATACAAACACGATGTTACGTCTTTGAATTTGATACTAAAGAAGGCGCAACAGAATGTTGTAAGTTCTTCGCTGAACATGGTGCACCAACCAAGTGGATTCGAGATTCCAAAGAATGAGGATCATCCGCACCCATGAGCAATCCCCAAACTCCATCCCGGATCAGTTCGAACTCGATCAAGTATACAACGGCCTTGACTGTGCAATTACACTTGAAGTCCTTGAAAACATTTTACCCCAACTCGATTCCCATACGTCACCAATCTATGACTTCTCGCGCTCCCTTCAAGGCCCGGCTTTGGAAATGCGTCTACGAGGTGTCCTTGTGGATCAAGCGCGTAAGGCAGAGGTCATCGACGAGTTCTACGAAGCCATCGACATCCTAGACCGCCAACTCCACCGCATCGTCTGCGACGGGGTCGGCCTCCTTCGCTTCAACTGGCGCTCGCCGCCCGACCTAGCCGATCTATTCTACAATCGCCTTGGGCTCCCACCCATCCGCAAGAAGGGTTCCGTCACCACCGATCGCAAAGCCCTCGAAAAGCTCTGGCTTTACATCCGTGCCCGCCAGATCGTCAACCACATCCTCAAAATGCGCGATCTCGCCAAGAAGATTTCAGTCCTACAAACGGAGATTGACAGTGACGGAAGAATGCGAACCAGCTACAATATCGCCGGAACTTCTACTGGCCGCTTTAGCTCTAGCTTCTCTGAATTTGGCACTGGCGGAAACCTACAGAACGTGGAGGAAAGTCTACGAAGCATCTTCATCGCTGACGCCGGATGGAAATTCGCAAAGCTAGATGCGAAGTCGGGCGAAAGCTTCTGCGTTGGCGCAATAGAATGGAATCTCTTTCATGACCCAAGATACCTCGAAGCCTGTGAATCTGGAGACCCTCATACCGCAGTTGCTAGAATCTGTTGGCCTAACTTGGGCTGGACCGGAGACCTCAAGCGAGATAAAGTTATCGCTGAACAACCATATTATCGACATTACACTTACCGCTTCATGTGCAAGAAACTCGGCCACGGTAGCAACTACGGCGGCCAGCCCGAAACCCTTGCAGCCCAAGCAGAGCTTCCCGTTAGGGTCGTCGAGCAGTTCCAGCCTAAGTACTTCGCCGCTTTTCCGAGTCACCTCAAATGGCAAGACCACATCAGTACACAGCTTCGCAGAGTTGGGTGCTTGGTTTCACTCACTGGCCGCAAGCGATATTTCTTCGGGAGACGTAATAGTGAGGACACCCTTCGTGAGGCTATTGCTTACGATCCACAAGGATCACTTGCCGATATAGTCAACACCGGCATGCTCCGCGTTTGGCGTGAGCGCCGCGCTATCCTTGTCATGCACGATCACGACGCTACCACTTGGATGTACCCAGAAGAACAGGAGGATGAAATAGTTCCGTACCTCCAACAAGCCCTACTTCACCATGTGCCCCTTGCAAGCGGCCGCACATTGACGATACCATATGATTGTAAAACCGGCTGGAATAAAGGGGACTACGATGCGAAGACCAACCCCGATGGTCTCAAAGACTACATCGGGAAAGACAAACGGAAGCGCAGCCCGGAAGTTGGGATCATGGATCGAGTCATTCGTAGAAGCAACCGAAAGGCTTGAGAGCCCTGCGATTTTCCGTCGCTGGGCTGCTATTACTACAATCGCCGCAACGCTAGAGCAGAAGGTGTGGCTGGTTACCAATCGCGGACCGCTGGTCCCGAACATCTATTGCTTTCTGGTCGCCCATCCGGGGGTAGGGAAAACCACCACGATCTCAGAGAGTGAGCGCTATTATATGCAAACACCAGAGCCGCACAAAGCCCCCACCAGCCTAACCGGCGCCAGCATGGTGGATGCCTTAGCGAAAGCAAAGCGCTTCATCCCCTCGGTCAAGGACCCTCGCGATCCCGAAGGCAAAGCGCCGCTGGACTACAATTCCATCTATATTACCGCTGATGAAATCACCGCTTTCATGCATAAGTATGACGATGAAGCAATCGGCATCCTCTCGCATTGCTATGACCCACGCGAGTACGGGCAATGGCGACGCGGGAATGAACTCCGCATTCAGATAAAATACCCGCAGTTCAACATCCTTTGTGGCACCACGCCGAGCAATCTCATGAAGCTGCTTCCCGAGAACGCATGGGAGCAGGGCTTCACCTCCCGCGTGGTGATGGTGTTCTCGGACGAACGCAGCATAGGTGACGATTTCAAAGCCGTAAACACAACCCTTAACGCGGAGCTAGTCCATGACCTTAAAGCGATATCCACCGCGATTGGCGAGTTCAAAGTCACGGAAGAATACCAGCAAGCGGTCAAGGCTTGGCGCGATGCTGGGGAACCCCCAATCCCCACGCACCCTAAGCTTCTTCACTACGCAACACGGCGACGTGTACATATATATAAACTTTCGATGGTATCGGCTATCGATCACTCTGACGTCCTCCTCCTCACTAAAGGTGACTTCGATCGGGCCCTTGCGTGGCTTACCGAAGCAGAGGACACCATGGGTGATATCTTCAAAGCTGGCGCAGGGAACGCGGACGCGAAAGCGATCGACGAAATCTACCACTACGTCCTGACGACGTGTGCGGGTGGACGGAAGATTGCAGCGTACCGGATCATCAACTTCGCGAAGGCCCGCGTGCCCCTGCACAGCGTCGAGCGAGTAATCACCGTCATGGAAAAGTCCGGCATGCTGCGACAAGCCGGACTCGATCCCAAGAACAAGAACGTGGTGCTTTACCAACCCGGGGTTCCCGCAGGGAGCGAGGAAATGATCGAAGCGTTCATCCCCGAGGTTTTGACCGGCGGTAAGGCTTAGGCTTGCAAGGCGGATTGGCCTTGCACTCCTGCCGATCTTGATACGCCTTCGTGTAGGTGCCGAAGCTCCCGCCCATGCCGAGGCTTTGCTTAGTCCCTAGCACACCCCACATGATGGTGAAGCCAAGCGCGAACGCGACAAGTAATCTCAACATCTCAACATCCTTCACATACACCGGGATTGAACGGCTCAGCCGCAGGAAGCTCTGGTTGCTTAGTGCCTTCCGAGAAAGGGCATCGATCCCCCTCCTCCGGAGAGTAGAGTCAGCGCGTAGATCAAGCAGAGGATCAGGATGATAACCCACACCAGTTGTTCGATCCGACCGGGGATGGGGATGAACAATTTAATCGCATAGAGCAGAAGCCAGATACATCCGCACACGCAGATGATTCCGATCGCAAGCCAGAGGATGGAAATCGCAAGTCCTACCATGGTAGTTCTCCTTTGTTACTTCGCCGTTACCGGAACCATTATCCGCTGACGAAGGCTTTCAAGTTCCCCCCGCAAGGTCTTCATTTCTTCGATAATCGTTGGTGCAGAACGCCTGTCCGTCTCCTCGTTGCGGCGCTCTAGCCGATCCATTCTAGCCTCAAGCGCAGGCACCGTCGCCACAGCAGCAGTGCGGTGAAGCTGCTCCCCTTCGATATGATCTATCCGGCCGATATTCTTTGTGATATCACTTCGCACCCATTTGAGATCAGTCGCCACGGTGTCCTTTAACGTATAGAGTTGGGCGAGTTGATCTCGATCCTTCTCGCGCCCGATCTCCAGCTTCTCAATCCGTGCCGTCTGCGGGATTATAACCACAGAGTAGAGACTCCCCATTGTGACAATGATGGCGCTGATCGCACCGATC